CAGTCACCAGATGCTGCAGGAGATTACATAAACCCTGTTACTAACGAAAGTGTATCAGGTAAAAATGTTTCTTCAGCTTCTATAAAATTAACACCTGAAGGAAAAGCTGATTTTAAAGTTTCAAATGATAATGTTGATACTGTTGGTTCAGAAGGTAAAGGTAAGACATTAATAAGAACAAACCTGTTTGATAAAAGTAAAGGTTGGAAATGGGTTGATGCTCCTAAACAATATGAAAATATACCTAAAATTATATCAGTTGAAAAAAGTGGCAAGCATTATTATACTGTTGAGACAGACTTTTCTAAAGGTGTTAACTTAACAAAATATCCAGAAAAACCAACACAACCAAAACTTAGACCTACTGTTAAAGGAGAACTTGAGTTTGGTAATCAAATAGGAACAATATCTGTAAGAGGAAAACAGCATCCTGTTTTTGAAAAAATTACAACATTTAATGAAGGTGGTTTAATATGATGGAACAACAAATGAGCCTATTTGATGAGGGTGGAATGAAAGATGATGGATTGGATCGTGATCCTGTCAGTGGCAATGAAATACCTCCGGGATCATTAGCTAAAGAAGTTCGTGATGATATACCTGCACAATTAAGTGAGGGTGAGTATGTTGTTCCTGCTGATGTCGTACAATACTATGGTGTAAAGTTTTTTGAAGATCTTAGAATGGAAGCAAAGCGTGGCTTGGCAGAGATGGAAGCTACAGGCAGAATAGGTGGTGAGCCTATGTCTGTTACAATGATTGCAATTGGTAAAACAGAAGAAGAAGAAAAGAAACAAAAGGAAAGACAGAAGAAAGCTTTTGGTGGTATTATTAAAGCTAATCAAGGAGTTTTAACAGCAGATGAAAAGAAGATAGAGCAAGCTAGAACTTTTAATCCATATGATTTTAGTGTTGTTGGTGGTACACCTTTTAGTCCTATCGCAAGGACAGGTCAATCAATGAATTTTACAACACCAGATACACATTCTAAAATGTTTTATCATCCTGATGGTAGAGTTCAGGCTGTTCCGGGAAGAATGGTTATGGTTAATGGAGAACAAAAGTTTTTACCCAATCCACAATACGTAGATTTTACAACAGGTGATTGGTCAGATACTCCACCTTCTCAGGCAAAAGCTCAAGTAACTGAAGCTCCTAAAGAAGATAGAGATGATAGAGACTCTTCTACTATGAATGCAGAAGCTCAAAGATTACAAACTGAAAACTCCCTTAAAGTTTCTGCTGACAGATTAAAAATACCTGTAGAAATATACTCTCAGTTATCTATAGGTAAAAGATTTAAACTTATGGGTGAAGAGTTTAAAGCTATGAGAGGTGATGAGGTTGATAAAGATAAAATTAATGCAATACTTGAAGATGAAGATACTGGTTTTGATTTAGGCAGTGTTACTAAACTTCTAGGTGGTCTTGTGGCAGGTTTTACAGGAAACTCATTAATTGCTGCAGGGGCAAGAATACTTGGTGGTATTCTGTCAAGTGATGATGATAAAGGAAAAAAGAAAGATGTTGTATCTCCACCTCCAACTCAAATTAAAACTCAACCTAAATATGAAAAAACCTCAAAAACTATAGGTAGTACTACAATAGATACATATAAAACTGCATCTGACTTAGATCCTGATAAAAAAGATAAATTTGAAAAATCAATAAAATCACCAGAATCATTAGCTAAAGCTAATATAGATTATGCTAAAAAATCTAAAGTAAAAGATGCAGAAGATTACTACGTAGGAAACAAAGGAGGATTATTAAACAAACCAAAGCGTACCCCTAAGAAGCCTAGAGGTAAGGGTTTAGGCAGTAAATAAATTGGCTACTCAACAATGTTGACCCCAAGAAAGGAAAAGTAAAATGCCAGAATTAGAAAATGTGGAAACACAAAAAACTGCAGGATACATGAGCAGAACAAGATCAAACTATAAAGACAAAATTAAAAAAGATGAAGAAGAACTAAAACAACTTGTGGAAGAACAGGGTAAACCTAAAGAAGAAGAAAAGGTTGAAGAAAAAACTGATGAAGAAAAATCTTTTAAAACTCGCTATGGCGATATGAGAAGACACCTAGCTGCTAAAGAAAAAGAATACAATGCCAAAATTAAGGAGCTAGAGGATAAACTAGGACAAACAGAAAAACTTGTACCACCAAAGTCTGATGAAGACCTACAGGCATGGGTAGATAAATATCCTGATGTAGCAGGAATGGTAGAAACAATAGCCGACAAACGTGCAAAACAAATGTTTGACAAGGCTAATATACAACTAGAAGAACTCAACAAGGCAAAAGAAGAAGCAACAAGGAGTCGTGCAGAGAATGAAATTAGGAAAGCGCATGAAGATTTTGATCAGCTTCGTGATTCCGATGAATTTCATAATTGGGTTGAAGCACAGCCTAAATGGGTGCAAAACGCTTTGTACGAAAATACGGATGATGCTGCTTCGGTTGTACGTGTTATTGATCTGTATAAAGTTGATAATGGACTTACAAGATCGGATAAGAAAAATAAAACAAAGGCTGCTGCCTCGTTGGTAGATAGGGGGTCTAAAACAAAAGTAGATCCTACGGAATCTAGTGACAAGATTAGAGAATCTGACATTGCTAAAATGAGTGATGCAGAATACGCAAAGAATGCCGATAAAATTACTGAAGCTCACAGATCTGGTAAAATAATTTATGATGTATCAGGAAGTGCAAGATAATACTTGACAAACAGTATTTTATCTGTATAACTAACCCTTAGACACAAAGCCTCTAATATAGACTACCTTTGTGTATAAGTAATAAGAAGACTAAACTAGTAAAAGACTACCTATATAAGTATAGACCCATAAACTTTAAGACTTGCTATCTTGCTGTTATATGCACTCTAGAAAATATAGCCTCTTCTAAGGTGTTTAGCTTTTAAATAAGCCAAGCAATAGGAGGATTTTATTATGGCTTTTCAAACTACTTCAGGTTATGGCAATTTACCCAATGGTAATTTTTCGCCAGTAATCTACTCCAAACAGGTACAGCTTGCCTTTCGTAAGTCAACTGTTGTTGGAGATATAACTAACTCTGATTATTTCGGAGAAATTGCTAATCAGGGCGATACAGTCAGGATTATCAAAGAACCCGAAATTTCAGTTAAAGCGTATGCCAGAGGTACGCAAGTAACAGCACAAGATTTAGATGACGAGGATTTCCAACTTGTTGTTGATAAATCAAACTACTATGCTTTTAAAATGGATGACATTGAAGAAGCACATAGTCATGTGAATTTTATGCAACTTGCAACTGACAGAGCTGCTTATAGATTGGCTGACCAGTATGACCAAGAAGTTTTAGGTTATATGTCAGGTTATGCACAGTCAAGTTTAAGTGCAGTAGCTAGTGGTGTTAATAGCACTGTTAATGGCACTAAAGCTGTATCAACTGCAGGGTCAGATGAACTTCTTACTTCTATGAAGTTAATCAAAGGATCATTTGCCAGTATTACTACTGGATCAGCAGATGATCACTCTATCCCTGTTCAGAACTTAGCTCCGGGAGCAACTGCTGTATCAACTGCAGCTGTAACTCCAATGGTAATCATCAACAGAATGGCTAGATTGTTAAATCAACAGCAAGTTGACACACAAGATAGATGGTTAGTTGTTGACCCAGTTTTCATGGAACTACTAGGTGATGAGAACTCTAAGTTAGTAAATGCAGACTTTAATGCAGCTGAACTAAAGAATGGTCTTGCATTGACCAATCTAGCAGGGTTTAGATTATATGTATCAAGTAACCTACCTTCAGTAGGAACTGGTGCAGGTACATCTGGCACTTCTAACCAAAACAGTAACTATGGTGTTATTGTTGCAGGTCATGGTTCTGCTGTTGCAACTGCTGAACAACTTAGCAAAACAGAAACATATCGTGACCCTGACAGCTTTGCTGACATTGTTCGTGGTATGCATCTATATGGCAGAAAGATACTTCGCCCAGAAGCTATCGTAACTGCTAAATACAACGCAGCTTAAAGGAGGGCAACATAATGGCTACTTTTGATTTAACAGCTAGTTCTACCACAGGCGTTGGTGCTAATGTCGTTGCAGGTATACCTTCACATTCAGGTACACACGTAGTAAGAACAATCCAAGAGTATTTAGATATAGATGCTCTTATAGCAGCAGGTAACACTATTGCTGATGGAGATGTGTTTCAAATGCTTGAGATTCCTGCAGGAACACTTGTTCTTAATGCAGGTGCTGAAGTAATGAAAGCTTTTACTGGAAGTTGTACTTTGAACATGGACTTTGGTGGTGGTGATGACATCATTGATGGTGCAGACATAACCTCTGCAGGTTTTTGTGCTGCAGGTACAAATGGTCAAACCAACATAGTAGGAACTGGTTCTGCTTCAACTTACACTCAGTTTATTGGTACTACTGATACAATTGATTGTACGATTGCAGGAGCAGCTGCTGCTACAGGTAGATTAAGAGTTTACGCAACTGTGATTGATTGTAATGATCATGGTGCTGTAGACAAAGCTACTGAAGTAGATAGAGATCTACTTGCTTAATATAAGCATATAACTAGAGAGGGCAGGGCAACTTGCCCTTTCTTTTAACAAAGTAATTTTACAGAGGAAATAAAATGGGTGTTACAACTGCAATGTGTACATCTTTTAAGGGTGAACTCTTAGGTGGCACACACGATTTAGATACAAACACAATTAAACTTGCCTTGATTAAATCAGGTGAATCAGGAACATATGGTGCAGCTACCACTAATTACTCAGATGTAACAGGTAATTCTGATGAAGCATCTGGTACAAATTATTCAACAGGTGGTAACACATTAGGTAGTGCATCTATTAGTACTTCAGGAACAACAGCAATACTAGACTTTGCTGATACAACTTTTTCAAACGCTACTGTTTCAGCAGCAGGAGCAATTATTTATAACTCAAGTCAAAGTAATAAAGCAATAGCTGTAATTAGTTTTGGTGGAACAGTTGCTTCAACAGCAGGTGATTTTACTGTATCATTTCCTGCAGCTGACGCAAGTAATGCTATTATAAGAATAGCTTAATATGTCTACCTTTGGTGCAAATGATGCACTGTATGGTACAGGTACGTATGGTACAGCAAGATATGGTAGGGTAACACCAGTAATTTCCATATCAGGTGTCGTAGGCACAGGTGCAATTGGCACAGTTACACCTAAAGCAAAAGTTTTATTAACAGTTACAGGTGTTGTAGGCACAAGTGCCATAGGCACGATAGAGGTTCAACCTACTGAAGCATTAGTAAGTGTATCTGCAACAGGTTCAGTAGGAATTGTTGAAGTACAGCTAGATACAACACTAACAGGTGTTTCTTCAACAGGTTCAATAGGAACTACAGAACAACAACTAGATACTACACTTACAGGTGTATCAAGTACAGGCTCTATAGGAACAACAGAGCAACAATTAGATACTACAGTAACAGGTGTATCAGGTACAGGTGCTATAGGCACTACTGAACAACAGCTAGATACAACACTTACAGGTGTTTCTTCAACAGGTTCAATAGGAACTACAGAACAACAACTAGATACTACAGTAACAGGTGTAAGTTCTACTGGATCAATAGGCACTGTTGAGGCACAACTAGACACATCAATAAGTGGTGTAAGTGCAACAGGTTCTGTAGGTTCTCCAGAGCAACAGTTAGATACAACACTAACAGGTGTTTCTGCAACAGGCTCAGTAGGAGATGTAGAAGAGCAACCAACGGAAGATTTAGAGAGTGTATCTGCTACAGGTTCTATAGGAACAGTTACACCTAAAGCAGAAGTATCATTAACAGCTACTGGTGTATCAGCTACAGGTTTAGTAGGAGATGTAGAAGAACAACCTACAGAAGATCTTGAAAGTGTTTCAGCTACAGGATCAATAGGTACTCCTACAGTAACAGCATCAGCAGCTGTGATGGGAGCTTTTAATCCAGACATAACATCACTTTTATTTTCTAAAGTGGCTCTTTTAACAGCTTCAGAAACATCAGCAGATACAAGAATAGCTGCAGTAGAAGGAGCATCTCTTGCTGAACAAAACTTAGCATCTTCTAGAGTAATTGCACAAGTATTAGATGCAACTGGATCAAGTGGTACAACAAATGAAACATTGGCTCTTACTGGTGATGATCAAGTAGGGGGGAGTATTCAAGGAGCAGTAGGAACAGGTCAAGCAGGTACATTATCAACAAGTGCTACAGTATTTGACTTTGAAGCAGTAAAAGAATTATATAGTAGAAGAAGGACAGTGTTTATAGCGAGGGCTGCGTAATGTCTGCATCAGCCGAAAGAACAGTGTTGGTTGCGAAAGAAAATAGAAATGTGTTTATTTTTAGAGTTTCTACTTCTTCTGATCGCACAGTTTATGTACAAAAAATTAATAGAACAGTTTTTATAGAAAGACAATCAACTTCTGCTGATAGAACTGTATATGCAAGTGAGGAGTAAACATGAGTTTTAGATGGCCAATAAAAGATCCAGATGAGACATTAGATTATAGTGTAGATTGGTCAAGATTTTTAGGATCTGCTACAATTGCATCTGTTGCATGGGCAGTTAAGTCTACAAGTTATACCACACAAACAACTTTAGCTTCAGGTCAAACTTTAACAACTGCTTCTAGTAGTGCTGTAACTGACTCAATACAAAATGTTTCTCAAACAAATACCCCTAGTGGTGCTGCTACTGTCGCTACAATTAATATAGCAGGTGGAACAGTTAATGAAGAATACACATTTTTTTGCACAATGACTGATTCTACAGGTAGTACTGCACAAAGAAGTATTAAACTAAAAATTAGGGAGAAGTAATGGCTTACGATTTTTTAGGTTTAACAAATGATGTCAATAGAAGATTAAATGAAGTTGAACTAACATCTTCTAACTTTGCTACAGTCACAGGTGCATATGCTTCAATTAAAGATAGTATTAACTCTTCTATTCGTTATTGTAATCAGCATGAACAACAGTGGCCTTTTAATCATGTTGAGCAGGAAGATACACTAACAGTAGGTGAAGTAAGATATGCTTACCCTACAGATGCAAAAACATTAGACTTTAACAGTTTTAGAATTAAAAGAAATAGCACTTTTGGTAACGATACTAAAAAATTAACTTTATTATCTTATGAAGAGTACTTGACAAAGTTTGTTGATTTAGAGTATAATACGTCTAATACAGGAATAAGGGCTATACCTACTCACGTATTTAGAACTCCTAATCAGGAATATGGAGTGATACCTCCACCAAATAATGCTTATGAATTAGTATATGAGTATTATAGACTGCCTGTAGACTTAGTTAATGCTACAGATGTTCCTGCATTACCTGAACAATTTAGACACGTTCTTGTAGATGGTGCAATGTATTATGCTTATTTATTTAGAGGTAATACACAAGATGCACAAATACTACAAGGTAAATTTCAAGAAGGTATTAAGAATATGAGAAGTCTGTATATTAATAGATACAACTACCTACGTTCTACAATGATACAACAAAATGAAACATTTACACCTCTTATAAGAGTAAACTAGTATGCCTACAACTTGGAGTACATACCCTATTGAGTTCAAGGGTGGTTTAATTACAAACATGAGTCCTCTTCAGCAGGGTATTAATTCTCCGGGATCTGCTAGGGTATTAAAAAACTTTGAACCTTCTATAGAGGGTGGTTATAGAAGAATACTAGGTTTTACTAAGTTTGATTCCAACATTGTACCTCCATATGGTAATCCTGTTGTACATGGTGCATCTCAAACAGGAACAACATTAGTTATAGCTGCTATTCATAAAACACCTGAAGCAGGTGATACATTTACAGTAGCAGGTGTAACAGGAACATATACAATAGCATCTGGTGGTGTATCTTTTGATGATACAAATAATAGAGCCACACTTACATTAACAGGTGCATTAGCTTCAAGTCCTGCTAATGGTGCATTAGTAACTTTTGCTACTACAACAACAAGTCATCTTATTAATGGTGTGACTAGTTGGGAAGATAAAGCAATAGTATCACGTAACAATGATCTTTTTAAGACTACAGGATCAGGTTATACCAAGATAAACAAACCAACCTATGGTACAGTTTTAGTCAATGGTGGAAGTCAAAGTGGTGGTACACTAGCAGTAGATGGTTTAACTGCAGCTCCTCAAGCAGGAGATGTATTTACAATAGCAGGTATAGACAAAGTATACACAGTCACAGCAGATGCCACAGTTAGTTCTGGTGGATCTACATTAAACATAAACCCTAATTTAGCTAGTTCACCTTCAGATGATGCTGCTATTACTTTTATAAGTACAGCTAGAGAAGGTGCAACTAAAATAAGATTTGCATCTTATAACTTTAGTGGAACATTAAAATTAGCTATAGTGGATGGTGCTAGTAATCCTGCTCTCTATGATGATAGCACATTTACAGTTTTAAATGATGCACCTACAGATGTACTTGGAGCTAAATACGTAGTTAATTTTAAAAATCAACTTATATTTGCAAAAGGAAGTACAGTTACTTTTACTGCTCCTTTTACAGATTCAGACTTTACTGCAGCCAGTGGTGCAGGAACAATAAATGTTGGAGCTACTATTACAGGAATGTCTGTATTTAGAGAGCAACTTATTATCTTTACTGAAAGAAGTATATTAAGACTTGTTGGAGATACGATTGCTAACTTTCAATTACAGCCTATAACAAGAGATATTGGTTGTTTAGAAGGTGATACAATACAGGAAGTAGGTGGAGATATTATCTTTCTAGCTCCTGATGGATTAAGACTTTTAAGTGGCACAGAAAGAATAGGAGACTTTGGATTAGGTGTTGTTTCAAAAACAATACAAAAGAACTTGACTTCTTTTATTGCAACAAATACTAGTTTTTCAAGTGTAGTTATTCGTGAGAAATCTCAATATAGATTATTTGGTTATAATACAAATATTAGTAAAGAAAGCGCACAAGGTATTATAGCAACACAGTTTTCTGCTCAAGGTGGATCAAGTGTCCAGTTTGCAGAGACAAGAGGAATAAGAGCTTATGTTGCAGGTGGTAATTATAATGAAGAAACAGAATTAACATTTTTTGCTAACAATGATGGATATGTATATAAGTTAGAAAATGGTAATAACTTTGATGGATCAAACATAGCAACAACTTTTGCTACTCCTTTTGTTCCAGTAAATGACCCTAGAGTTAGAAAAGCATTTTATAAAGTTTATCTCTATGCTGATCCACAAGGTAGTGTATCATTTGATTTAAGTTTAAAATTTGATTTTGATGAAAAAGATAGCGTTCAACCAAGTAAGATAGATTTTTCTAATACAGGAAATGAAATAGGTTTTTATGGAACAGCTATTTATGGAGTAGGAGTTTTTGGAACTAAACTACAAAAAACATTTGAGGCACAAACAATAGGTTCAGGTTTTACTGTGTCAATGCAGTTTGAATCTGACAACACTAACCCTCCATATTCTTTAGACGCACTCACTTTAGAATATGACACATACACAAGAAGGTAGGTAAAAATGGGTACAGGATACACAAGAAACGATTCATCTAATAATATAGCAGATGGCAACGTCATTAATGCATCTGACTTAGATGGTGAATATGATGCAATAGAATCTGCATTTGGCACATCTGGTCATACGCATGATGGTACGTCAGGAGAGGGTGGTCCTGTTACTGTATTAGGACCTGTCCAAGACTTTGTTGCTAGTGCATCAGAAATAAAACCTAAGACTGACAATACGTTAGACATAGGGACATCTTCTCTAGAGTTTAAAGATTTATACTTAGATGGTTTAGCCTATATTGATGGGTTAGGTGAAACTATGCTTGTATCTGGCTCTAGTTCTATACAGTTTAGAGATACGGCTATATCTATCAATTCCAGTACTGATGGACAACTTGATATTGATGCAGATACAGAGATAGAAATAACTTCTCCTACTGTAGATATTAATGCAAGCACAGTTGTTAATATCAGTACAGACCTTATTGTTGGTGATGATCTTACACTACAGAGTGATGCAGCCGTATTAAACTTTGGTGCTGACAGTGATGTAAGCTTAACACACGTAGCTGACACAGGACTTTTATTAAATGCAGGTTCTGCTATACAATTTAGAGATGCAGCATTAGCTATTAATTCAAGTGCAGATGGTCAGTTAGATATTATTGCTGATACACAACTTGAGATTACTACTCCTACCTTAGAACTTAACTCTGATGCTCAAGTTATAGCTATCGGTGCTGATGGTGATGTTACAATTACACATGAAGCTGATACTGGCTTGAAGATGAAAGCTGCAAGTGGGTTTGAGTTAAACCTACAGACAGGTGATACATCTATAGAATCAGGTAATGTATTAGGTAAGATCACGTTTAATGCTCCTAGTGAATCTAGTGGTTCAGATGCGATATTAGATGGTGCGGCGATTGAAGCTGTGTCTGAAGGTACATTTAGTTCTACTGTAAACACCACAAAGTTATCCTTTAAGACAGGTGCATCAGAAGCAGCTACTGAAAAGATGTCATTAAGTTCAGCAGGTGCATTAGATGTAACAGGAGATATAACAGGATCTACATTAAATGCAGATGGTGATACAGCAGCAGGTGACAATGCAGCGATTGGATACACAAGCACAGAGGGTTTAATTCTTACAGGTCAAGGTAGCACTAATGATGTTACGATTAAAAATGATGCTGATGCAGATGTGTTAGAGATACCTACTGGTACAACTAATGTAAACATTGCAGGTGCTGTTGGTATTAATGGGGCTAGTGCTTCTGACCCCCTTGTTGTTTCAGATTCGGGGGCAAGTTCAGTAACAGCAAGATTAATAAATACAAATGCGGATGGCAACCCTTCAAACTTGAGGTTACAAAAACTTTCTGGTTCACCTGCCGATGGTGATTACATTGGTATGTTAAATGTTAGTGGGGAGAATGACGCTTCTGAAGAAATTATATTTCAATCAATAGATTTTATTTCTACAGATGTTTCAGACGGAACAGAAGATGGCGATATAGCTTTTAGAACGAGAGGTTCAGGAACTTTAACAGAACGCTTTCGTATAAAAGCTGATGGATCTATAACTACACCCACAGCAGGCACATCAAATACAAGACTAGGTGTCAACGCAGGTAACTCTATTGCTTCTGGTGGTAATTACAATACTGTTGTTGGTGATGAGGCAGGTACTGCTATTACCACTGGTGATAGTAATGTAGCTGTTGGGTATCAGGCATTAGATGCTGAAGATGCTCATGGATTAAATACTGCTATCGGTTATCAGGCTTTATCTGCACAAAATGCAGGGTTTGATGCAAAAAATACAGCAGTCGGTTATCAAGCAGGGGGTGCAGTAACTGAAGGTGATAGAAACACTCTTGTAGGCACATCAGCAGGATCTTCATTAACTCATGCAGATTTTAATGTAGCACTTGGAGAAGCTGCTTTAACAGCAGACACGTTAGGCAGCAGATCAACAGCGATTGGTAGAGCTGCATTAAACGCACAAAACTTTACAACAGCGACAGATACTTACAATACTGCTGTTGGAAATAATGCAGGGTTATCAGTCACAACAGGTCTTAGAAATACTTTGTTAGGTGGACTTGCAGGTGATGCTCTTACGGATGCTGATGACAATGTAGCTATTGGTTCTCACGCTCTAAGTGCAGATACTTTAGGATCTCAAAGTGTTGCCATTGGTCAAGCTGCATTAGGAGATCAAAATTTCACTACTGCTACAAACGTTCTCAATACAGCAGTTGGTTATAATGCAGGTAGATCAGTAACAACAGGAACAGCAAATACCCTTATTGGTGGACTTACAGGTGATGCTTTAACTACTGGTCTAAACAATACAGCAGTTGGTGTATCTGCTTTATCTGCCGATACAGCAGGTAGATTTTCTACTGCATTGGGCAATGGAGCTTTAGCAATCCAGAATTTTTCTACAACAACGGATACGTATAATACAGCCGTAGGGTATAGTGCAGGAAATGTTTTAACCACAGGTGTACAAAACACTTTTGTAGGTGCTTTAGCCGCAGATGCTATCACAGATGCTGATTTTAATGTGGCTCTAGGAACGTACGCTTTAACTAATGATACTATGGGTAGTAAGTCTACGGCTATAGGTTGGAATACTTTAGCCGCTCAAAATTTTTCTACTGCTACTGATAGTTACAATACAGCAGTTGGTTATAATGCAGGTAGCTCAGTAACAACAGGACTTCTAAACACATTTATAGGTGCGCAAGCAGGAGATGCCTTAACGGATGCAGACTACAATACTGCTGTTGGCATGAATGCTTTAACCGCTGATACGAGAGGTAGTAGATCTACTGTTGTTGGTTCTGGAGCATTAGCTCAACAAAATTTTACAACAGCAACAGACGCTTACAACACTGCTGTAGGATATGACGCAGGTAATGATATTTCAACAGGAGTTAGGAACACTTTTATTGGTGGACTAGCAGGAGATGCTCTTACGGATGCTGATGACAATGTAGCTATTGGTTCTCACGCTCTAAGTGCAGATACTTTAGGATCTAAAAGTGTTGCCATTGGTCAAGCTGCACTAGGGGATCAAAACTTTACTACAGCTACGGATGTTTATAATACAGCAGTTGGTTATAATGCAGGTAGATCAGTAACAACAGGTATACAAAACACCCTTATTGGTGGACTTGCAGGTGATGCCCTTACGGATGCTGACTACAATGTAGCTATTGGTATAGCAACTTTAAGCACTGATACAAAAGGCAGTCACTCTGTTGCTATTGGAAAGTCTGCTTTATCTAATCAAAATTTTACTACAGCAACAGATACTTACAATACTGCAGTAGG